AAAAATGGGGCTATGGCTAAATTAGGTCAACAAGCAAATGCAGCTATTAACGCTGAGGGTGGGACAACTGCCTCATCTGATGTAGAAAACGCTGTGATGGATAATTTAACAAAAAATACTAATAGCCAAGAGATTGGAGCAAAAAACATGCAACAAGCATCTCAGCAATATCTTGATGATGTGTATACTCGAGCGATGAATGGAAAAGTAACGCCTGTCACAAGGACAGTACCAGGAACAGATACGTTCACCCCCTCTAGTCAATGGCAAGAATTACCATCAAGTGTCTCACAGTTGCCCGCAGAAGGAGGCTTAGAAAGATGGGAAGATCCTAATACGGGGAAGAACTATGTACGATGGGATAACCCATCAACAGAACCGATTGCATTAAAAACCCAAACTACAACGCGGATCATGCCGGATCAAGTAGATGATTCCACATTGTTAAAAATGAAACAGATTATCAATGGAGACGCGAATAAGACATTTAGTAAAGATCCTACGGGATGGACAACAAATGAGAAAATAGCTCGCTATTCACGAGATGCACTAGACACCTTGATTGATACAAAACACCCAACAGTCGCCAATATTAACGATCAGATGTCATATCTTCACAAAGGGTATGAGGATATGATGACGAACGCCAATACTGAGAGTAAAGCAGCACAGAAAACAGCAATGACACCACCTCCACCCCCTACACCAAAGGGCGTCCCTACATGGTTAAAAACCTTGGTCGTTGGTGGCGCAGCAGTTCCTGAAGCAGCATTAGGATTAAAAACTCTAGGAGTTGATCCAGGCTCATTGGTTGGGGGAAGTTTAGCTTTTGCCAAGAATGATATCTATGATCCTCTTGTTAATAGGATAGAGGGCAATACACAACAACAAAAGCAAACCACCAAAAACGATAATAACAGTTATCAAGGCCAGCAGCCCAGCAATATCCATACTTATTCACAAATACCACAATCTCAGACCAATGTCAACCCCTCTGAGCTTGTCGCACTCCCCTCAGATATTACCGGAGTCGATGGAAAACCAGTTTTACCAACTGGCTCAGCGTACACAGATCAAGTCGCACAATTACAGGGACATTTGGATCAATTAAAAAGTCTTGGCCTTACCTTTACGCAAGAGTATGTCAATACTGATGCACAGCTCACCAAGCTCAAAACACAAGACCCGAAGAGTAAGGATTCATTAATGAGCCTTGCTTCTGATACAAATAGCGCACTTTCTAACGCAGGGAAAGTATATGGAATGCTCAATAGTACTCCTCTTAATTTCTTTTCACAATTTAAAAGCTATGCTGATTTTATGCAAAATAACGACCCTACGTTTGCTGGATTACGAGGTGCAATGGCTAATTTAGATCCTACTACCGCAAAAGCGTTATTTCAATCAGGATCACCACAAGCTGCACAGGCATATTTGCAACAAAAAATGCAGGCAACATCATGGAATTACTGGAATCAAATAAAGACATATGAGGGTACGACAAATAACTCTACAAACACAACACAACCAACGAGTACGGGTTCTTTTAATTTTCCGACTCAGCTAAATCCTCAGGGACTAGGAGCGCCTTCTTCTGCATCCCCTAACTCTGGTAAACCGTGGCAGGGAACACAGGGACAGACCTATCAGGAGCAGTAATGTAATTTTTAATAACCAGTTGGAGAAGGATTTTCCGTCTCACAATTTGCCATTTCATCAGTGGGAGAAGTAGAGGGATTAGTATCAAATCCTGAGTAAATCCATCCAGAATCTGCTTGAGGCATGGAATCATCGTAATTTCCTGTATAAATATTATCAAATGTATACTGAGTGTTAGAATAATCCCATTGATTCTTTTTTTGATCTATACAATCAGTTAAATCTGAATATGATTGTTTCCAGTTATCTAAATCATTTTGGGATTGATTATACATATCTGACCATTCTTTCGCAGTATGCCCATTGTATTTAATAGAATTACTGAAACCATCTGTAATTCCTTTCACAATACCAGATATAAAACCTATCACTATCAAAAAGATAATTAATTTGGTAATAAAATTAAATAATGACTGAATAATCCTCATCTCTTCAAGTGTAGCATGTGATGTCAAGAATAATAGATCACATTTCTGCAATAGCGCTATTGTTCAGAACTCATTTTCATATCAAGTTTATTAACTCTCTTAATTGTTTATGAAGATATCCTACTAATTCTTGAAGTTTTTTAATTTCTTGCTGAAGCATTAAAATTTCTTTTTTGCATGTCATGCAACTACATTCGTTCATATATATAGTATAACATTGGTTGTACTTTCCTCAGTAAAAGTACGGCCAAAACTATAATTAAAGATAGGTTAGAGGAATTGTTCAAACTAAGACACTTTTGTGGTGTTCAGGAAACTGAACAATTCGCCTGAATGCCATAAAGGTGTTTTTTAGTGACAAAAAAATAAAGGAATGCAATCACCATGGGCGGCTAGTTTACTGGGTGTAAACGCTGATTCTCGAAATCAGAGATAGGAGATCGTTCCTCCTGCCGTCCACTATTGCATTCCTCTTTTTTGATTATATCATGAGTGTGCTATAATACATGCAACGGACTTACCGCCTCACAAGGGCGGTTTTTTTGTGGGAAAAAATATGCAACCAAATACACCTTTAGGACAATTGTCACAAAGCATGCAAGCGGGGACACCAGAACTTTTACAACAAACTGGTGGATCGCCAAATTTTTCACCATCTCTACAGCCTCCTTCAGCTTCACCAATGCCAGAGAAATCACCGATGTCTGGTATTCACGGAACAGCATTACATCGAGCGCTACAACGGCGTGGATTACCTATTCCCCCCCAACTCCAACCAGGTGGAGCAAATGTACAAATTGATCCGCAAACAGGACGACAAGCATTTCCGAAAGACATTTTAAATCCTCAACCTGGTGAACCAGGTACAAATGACGCATTGCCGATTTCAGAAGTCGAGACAATCGTGAATGCACTCACCAAACACCTTGGTCATAAAGCAAAGCAGGAATCAAAAATACTCGACGCTGCCCTCTCTATGCTGCCACAACAAGATATGCAATTTGATGCTTCAGGGCGAGAAGTGTTACCAAAAGATATTCTCAATCCGCAAGGAAGTTAAACTATGGAACAACAAGCAGGATTATCACGTTCAGATAGAGATATTTTAGTCGCTGTTGCGACGAAACAGGATCTTATGGCAAAAGACGTTGCTGATATAAAGATAGACCTTGTGAGTCGGATCGCAAAAAGTGAAGCACGATTAGACGTAATCGACATCTATCATGCTGGCATTCCATTAAAAGAATATGAAGATATCGCCAAATGGACAATGAAGCTTCGAACCAATCTGAAATTTATCCTTATGTCATGGAGTTTTGTTGTTGGCGCATTGGGAGCGTATATTAGTACTTTTTTCCATAAGTGAAAAGTACAGGCAAACGTATAATGAAGGTATAAGATGAAAGGATTCTCAATCTTATGAATACAATTGTTGGTAATGATATAAGTGAATTTCAAGGTCAAGTTGATTTTGATACCTACAAAAGCAATAGCAACTTTGTGATGATCAAGGCGTCCGAGGGTGTCGGCTTTACTGATCCGCAGTTTTTACGTAATCAAGCAGAAAGTAGACGAGTAGAATTATCACGAGGCTATTACCACTTTGCACGAGCAGATTTAGGCAACACTCCACAAGCAGAAGCAGATTATTTTCTCCAAACAATCGGACAATTGCAAAATGGCGAAGTAGTCGCTCTGGATTTTGAATGTAGTTACACAGGAAATATCGTACAGTGGTGTAAAGGATTTCTCGATGAGGTATACGCAAAAACTAGTATAAAGCCCCTTATCTATTTGAACCAATCCTTAGCAGCAAATAATGATTTTACTGATGTTGTCAATGCAGGGTATGGCTTATGGCTTGCTTCATATACCGGCAATCCTGGAGAAAATACGGGAAATACAGGTAAATGGCAGTTTATGGCAATGCAACAATGGACAGATGGCGAGACAGTTCCGGGAATTAAGGGAGCTGTAGATGGCGACGTATTCTTTGGCGATATTGCAACATTTCAGAAATACGGATATACAGCCAAGCCGCAAGGAACATTCGTTGAGGCAGCCACATTCACGCAATTGGTCACAAAAGCCTCGTCTTATGATGAATTTGTCAAAATAGGGTATAATAACGCTGATGAAGTCACCACAAAAGTTGCTGCATTACAGGCAACAATTGATACGCAAAATACAGAAATTGGTTCTCTTACGAAAGCCAATGATGCATTGGTCCTGGAAGTCAAGCAAGCTAAGGATGATCTGGCTGCACAATTGGATTTTAGTAAAGAACAAGCAAAGAAAGACTCTACGGCAATTGATACAGGAATTCAAGCTCAAGCCGATCTAAAAGAACTTCAATCTGATGTGCAAACTATCGGTGCCGCGCTCGGTCTTACTCACCCAACAATAAAAGACATTCTTTTCCAAATAACCTTTTTGCAAAGTCAGGTAACAAAACAGCAAGTCGTAACAAAAAAACAAGCACAAACCTTCGAGCAATTTTTCCAATCGTTTCTCAACATCTTCCTTAAAGGAAAAGAACAATAGAAAGGAGGAAATATGCAACAGATTATTACATCAAAAGAATTCCAATCACTACAACACGCAATAGGTGTTGCGTTCTATATCGGTGCTTCAGCATTTATTGCAACATTTATCACCAGTATCAATAATGATCCTGTTATCGCATACTTTTTAGCACACCATATCTATGCAGCTCTCTTATTTACGCTGATTAATATGTTACTCGCTGCAGCGAATAAATATATCCAATTACATAAAGCTGAAATAGAGCAAGCATAGCATGAAAGAAGCAATTAAAGGTCATATTCAAAACTATTTCGCTATTTATCATGGCAAAGAGGCATGGTTGCATGATATGCCTGAAGAAACGAAAACTATTGTGTATCAACATTTAGATACAGGAGAAGCAGTCGGGCAATACGCGCTGCCAGGACTTCGACCGCAAGGTGATATGCGAATCAGTATGCCAAAGCGGATAAGAGAACGGGAGAAAAATATCGAACTTCAACTCAAGAAGATTAGAAAGGAATTATCACATCAATGAGTTCAGAACTACGCTGTTTTACACCATTTGAACAGCAACGCCTTTTACAATTCGATAACATCTTACGACAAGCGGATCGAGTTGAAGATGAAATGAAACGCTGCGGAAGTTTATATCTTACAGGAACAGAAACAAGCGATACAGAAAGCAAGCAAAAAATCGTTTTTCAATTCCAGCCTAATGCGCCAGCAATTCTTCGTAACATCGCGTTTAACATGCATCAAGAGTATTTCGTCAAAGATGAAAAGCTTAACGCCACATCAAAAGACTTACGAGATGAATTAAATGTTGACAATGGCATTAAAGAATACCAGGAACGACAAAGATTTGAAGCACTGTGGGATTAATTGTTATGAGCAATGAGAGAGTACCAACCCTTTTCATTAGTTGTAAAGGATGAAATACGTAGACAGCAGCGCAATAGATGCGCTGTTTGCGGTGCGGTAGGCCATTTAACCATTCACCATAAAATCCCCTCCACACTTTCAGAAGCCTACGGCTTGACACCAGAACAAACCAGAAGTAGAGAAAACGCTGTAGGAGTATGTCGAACGCCTTGTCATGACTGGCTTGATAAAAAAGCGTTACAAGAGCACAGATTTTATCCTGAAGTGATGCACGAAATGAAAAAAGATAGATGGTATAACTTGCGTGAAAAAATACGAGATCGACTAAAGATTGATGCGATGATGGAATGAATATTTTTGCTATATGATATAGTTTGATATATAATAATCTTCTCTCCTGCCAGATTTGGAGGTGAAGAGGGGAGAATGGAAACGAAATTATTTATGATTTTATTTAAAATTAACCGCTTCTGTGAAGCTAAAATAAGAATGGAAATGGGCGCTTGTTCATATAAACAGCGTGCATTCTATAGTATTATAGGCGGATTTGCAAAAGCAGGAACATTTATACTTTCATAGCATAGTCTACACGATTTTAAAAAAGGGATTCGTAAGGATCTCTTTTTTTGTGCTCATTTTGGTACTTGACAAAGCCCTTCCCCAGTGGTATAGTTTAGTTAGTGTCGTAAAACTATTATTCTCAACCAATAATGTTGAAATAATACTTCGACACTTCACAAGTTATGCAGATTGATTTTAACCCATCTCTAACCACAATACGAAAAATGAAACTTATCAATGCGATGAAGAAAAAGAAGACGTATGTACAAATAGCAAAAGAAATGGGATTGTCTCGTGGATACGTTATTATGTTGAACAATTATTATCGAGCACATTACTTTAAATAATATATGAATATTACAAAAAATACTGTTTTAACCGCAATGATGAAACGTCAAGCAAGTGTCATGAAAATATGGCGCGCGAACAGATTAAAATCTTTTTCATTTGATGCATTTGATGACGCTTTAAAAGCAATTAAAGAAAATACAGATACAGACTTTGAGTTACAGAAATATTTCAATATATAACACTATGAGCACTTTAACCAATTTCTCAATTCCAAAAGTCGAATTAAAACAACCTCGTTTCACGCACCATGAACGACAGATAGCGCAAATCATTGCATACCCAATTGCTCTTTTGTTAATGATTGCATTTTATCTATTAAAACTCCTTACGAAGTTATTATATAAAGCAAGACGTTGGATAGTTCGTGCCAGTATCTTTACTCTCGTTTTCTTCGTTGCTGGTTCAAATCTAACCCTCAGTGTCACAGCTCCCAAAGCACAAGCAGCATTAGATGGCAAATATATTGTTGAATCTTCTGTTGCAGGACAAAGCGCGAAGCTATCCAATGAAGAAAAAATCATCTATTCCTATCCACATGCAGACATTATTGATCGTATTTGGAATAACGAAACATCAAAAGGAAAAGCAACTGATCCAACAGGAATAAACGTGAAATGTGCAAAACGTGGCTTAACCAATGAGTTCGGATTTGATCCACAAGACAATTATTGTTTCACAACCTTTACTGTCGCTGTCGCACGAGTCAATGCATGGTTTGATACCTGCCTGTCAAACCATACACTCGCAGCGTGTTTAGAAACATATTCAGGAAATAGCAAAGCATATCTCTCAAGTTTTATTAATCAATAACTATGAATAAAGCATATTGTTCAGTCTGTAAGGGTTTAGATGATGCAAGCAGTGACTGTGAGCATTGCAATGGAACCGGGAAAGAACCTATGAACAAAGCACAAAAAGCTTTATATAAAGAATTTGAAGAAATACTCAATAAACCACTTATAGAATATGGCGAGTATGCAGGATTCAAAATTCTTAACGCATTAATTAAAGCTGTTGAGGAACGTGATGCTTATACTCTCGGAGAACTGGAAGAGCTACCAGATTTGAATCATGAAGAATATATCCAAAAATGTGTACGGAATATTACGAAATTACAGATTAAAAGTAGGATGCTGAAAACACTATATGAATAAAGGACAAAAAATATTATTTGCAACGTTGTCAAATTACATGTCTGAAGAGAAGTTATTGAAATATTTGCAACAAACCGGGTTAACAAAAACTGAATTAGAAAGTATTAAAGAAGAACGTTTAGAACTACGTGAAAACCGTATAACAAAGACAATGAAATATTTACAAGCAAAGGGGGTGAAATAGTATGAATGATTTTCTACCAGCAGCATATCAAGTCCCAACATCTCAAAGTAACTATATGAAATTTCAAGATGGAGAGAATCGTTTCCGCATCTTAACAAGTCCTATCTTAGGATTTGAAATATGGCAGGACACACCAGAAGGAGGACGAAAACCAGTTCGTCGTCCCATGAATCATCCATTTTCTGTTACTGAGATTCAAGATGGTGATCCGACAAATATCAAGCATTTCTGGGCGATGCCAGTTTGGAATTATGCGGAGAAAAGAATACAAATTCTTGAGATAACACAAAAAGGAGTACAGAAATCTCTTCTGGCATTAACATCTGATGAAGATTGGGGTAGTCCAGCAGGGGTAAATGGCTACGATATAGTCGTCACAAAATCAGGTCAAAAACTTGAAACAGAATATCAAGTCAATCCAAAACCAGCAAAAAAGTTAGAGAAAGACATTTGGGAACAATATACAAAAATGTCAATTCGACTTGAAGCACTCTATGACGGCGATGATCCGTTTAAAGTACAAGGCGGAGATATTGCACAAGACGCAGTAGATGCAGGTCTATAAATCTTCTGAAGGTCAGTTGGGCATTATTGCAATGAACTGACTGACTTTCAGAGCATTTATGAATAGTTGTTGGATGACTATGAATGACAAAATAAAAACATTACAGATTTTACGAGAAGCAGGAAAAGATGGCGTGCATAGCTTTATTTTAAATAATAAAGTTGGCACATTCAGAGCAGCAGCACGTGTAGCCGAATTGAAAAAACAAGGCTACGCAATTGTATCAAAACCAAGAGTAAAACTAGGTGGTGCTATAGGTTGCGTATATTATCTATTATCAGAGCCTATAAAAACCATACAAGAAGAAAAAGTCTGGGACTATTCAACAGGAAAAGCAAAACTCATATCTCAAACAACAACAGAAACTCAGGAAAATACAAAACACATACAAGGAGGGTTATTTTCATGAAGACACGAATACTACATTCTCGTATCTATACTGACTCATTCTTTATGGAATTGTCTTCTATAGAAAAATTGCTCTTTATCTATTATCTGACGAATGATGCTGTAAATATTATTCATTGTTATGAATGTCCAGATAAAAAAGTACAAAACGAAATAGGGGTATCTATACCTCTTATAAAGAGGTATCAAGAAAAAGTTGAAAAAGCGGGGAAGATGTTTTTCAAAGATGGATATGTTTTTCTAAAAAACGCCTCTAAATACGAAAGCTATACAGGCGTGTTAAATGAGAAGGCAAAAGAATCATTACTAGATCAATTATCTGAAGAAATTAGAAACTGGTATGAAGGGAGTATGAAGGGGGTATATATACCCACTATAAATCAGAAATCAGAAATCATAAATCATAAATCAGAAGAAGAGGGGATTGTTAAGGGGAGACTCGATTTACCGATAGAAACGCTACAAGGAATAGCAGATAAACAACAAGTTCCTCTAAGTTTCGTATTAAGCAAGCAAGAAGACGTGAATAACTGGGTAGAGGAAAAACCCACCCGCGCAAGGGGTCGTGATTTGCGGAAAACCCTCGTAGTGTGGGTGAAAAAAGACGCTATAAACATCAGAAAGGAGGCACATGGAAAATCGAAACTTACAATCATCTCGCCAGATCCAGATTGGGTCAGTACCAGCTAAATGGCAGGAGAGATTTCTTATTAAGCGAATTGACGACGATGATATAGAAATCAGCTTACCAGAGCATGATGCAATCTTACACGCATTAGCAAATGGTGAACGATTTGTTCAGGTACGAAAGTATACGCTTATGCTCAACGCGATTAAAAGCATCGAGCCGAAATGGGGAGAAAGAAATATTCCTCCATGTCCTAAGGCAACTTTAGAATATGTTAAATACATTGATGGGAGAGCCATAACTACATATGAGAATCAGAAAGAGGTTGATGAATGGCATAAAATCTTTGATGAAAGGACGTTGCTATGAAAAAAATAAATAAAAAAGCACTTAAGGCTAAAGCAGATAGACTATTTAGCTTTACTATTCGTAATCGAGATATCTGTCAATTACGAGGCCTTGATACGATAACCTGTTCAAACACTTTGCAATGCATGCACATCATTTCACGAAGTAACCATGCGTTACGATGGGACGAGATGAATGCTTTATGTGGCTGTTCTGCTCATCATATGTTTTACACCAATCATCCTTGGGAGTTTGTTGAATTAATCAAAACTAACTTCCCTGAAAATTATCAATACGTGAATAGTAAACGAAATGAAATTTGGAATAAAGATATAGACGTAGTACTTGAAAGATTATGAAAATTACACAAGAAGGATTTGAAATTGACTTTACTCCAATTATTCGCTTTTGGTGGAGATTACGCTGTAGATGCGAGGAGTGTGGAGGAAGTATTATCGAGTGGGATTATAAGCATGCATTTTGTGAGGATTGCAGAAAAGAGTATTAACTATGAAATATATATTACAAAAATTAGGTTTTAGATTTTGCGAATGTTGTAATAGTTTATTTTGCTGGAGGTTTTAAAGAGTATGAGAGAGATCAAGTTCAGAGCGAAAGTACTAAACATTCCAGACATGGAAGGGGAATGGGAAACCACAGACGAGGTGGGGTTTGTCAACTTCTTTCATGCGTTAAAACAAGGCGATCTGGATGAAAAGACATTTGGAGAATACACCGGTCTGAAGGACAAGAAGCGCACTAAAGAGTTTCCTGAAGGTCAAGAGATCTACGAGGGGGACATTCTTGAGTTTGATGTCGAGGAATGGGCAAGTGCAGAAACAAACAAGTTCGCAGTGAAGTGGGATAAGAACTATGCATGCTTCACGGGTAACGGGGTAGTCACCGAGTGGCGAGAGTTCTGTGAAGCTATCGGCAACATCTACGATAACCCAGAATTACTAAAATAAAATATGAATAAAAACGAATGGAAAGAAAAGGTCATAGAAATGTTAGATTTAAGAGCACCTATCTATGGTGGAAGAGGCGGAAAGGGAATTGATGCAGTATCAGATATTCTTACTCTCATGTGTGATTTCGCCGAAAAAGAAATTATAGGAGAAGATGCAGAAGAACCTATAAATGTGGAGCATCCAGATTATGAATTCTTTGTCCATGAAACAGCAGTGAAGAATGAATTAAAGAAAGAACAACGTCAACGCATTGCTGAATGGAGGGAAAAGAATATATGAAATACATTTATACTTCAAAAAAATATGAATTATGGCCTACCGAGCAGAAAGTTTGTAATGAATGCCATAATCTAATAAAAACGTTAAATGAACACCTTCTTTGCCAAAAAGAATTTAAAAAAAGTTATCCTTTGCCTAAAGATTATAAAAAGTTATCAAAACTACTATGAAGACACCATCAATCACGAAGCAAGAGATATTAGCAAAATATCGAGAGAGATTTAACGATTTTCCTACAAGCGCAATGTGGTATGAACCTGTATTAGACTTTCTCTCTCAATCCCTTGACCGTGTTGCACAACAGACGAGAGAAGAAACGATTGAGGAGATACGATCACATATCAAACCATTAGCTGATATGGAAGCAGCTTTAAGAGAGATGGACAAGCTCACCTCTCAGGAGAAAAAGGAAGCATGTAGATGCGAAGGTCATAAGAAATGCTTAAATCATGACGAATTTTGTAACTGTGAGAAAAAGGAAGAATGATATGAAAACTGAATATATAACGATGAGGCAATTAATGCGTGAGTATATGAAAATTGCAGAGAAGGTAAATAACAGTGAGAAAACATACATTGTTATTTCTGGTAATGTTCCTATCTTCTCCATTTCAAGAATAGGAGATAGGGAATGGATATTAGAAGAAAGAATAACTAAGCTTGAAGACAAAGTAATGAGTTGTGATATTTGTAATATTTAATCTATGCTGATTGCTCATGGATTGTATGGGGAAGCTATGTGTCTAATTAACATGTAATGGCTAAATCCCGAACGTGCAATCCATGAGGAGTTAGGATGAGGTGGAAGAAGAATCACTTTTAGAACTAGAAAGGTGGGTGAATTATGAAAACATTAGAACAAAGACTTGAAAATCTAAACGATATTATAAAAATACAATGCTCACGGGGAAATGGTGACTACGATCAATACATGCACGGATTAGCAAATGGTCTGATTATGGCTAGAAGTTTATTTACAGATGAAGAGCCAGAATTTATGGAAGCACCTGCAAAATGGGGCAAGGATCATCCGTCATGGTTTATAAAGCTGAAATGGAAATTGTTTCCTAGATCAATGTTAGCAACAAGTGGATCACAGGGAGAGAATGAGCCTATCTAGGCCGAAAAATAAGTGTTAGTAAGACCATGAGGAGTCAGCATCGTGATTGAAAGCAAGACAGTGAGTTAAACAGCACTCAGAGGCGTTACGACGAACACAGGCGGTACCTGAGGTTGTGGAAGGGGACGTCCCGACTGGCTTAAAGGCCAGGAGCCTAACCAGCGTCTTGCTTTGAGTCACGATGAAAGACCATTGAATGCAGGAAGGTTTGAATAGTTTGCGTCTATGCGGTGTTACCGCACATAAAAGAATCGATAGTAGACACAAGCGTTGAAGCGAACCTTCTTGCATTGAGGAGTCTTTTATGAAAGAAAACTTTATACCAATTGATGTGAGAGATTTTAGAATCATTGACCAACGTGAGATGTTGAGTGAGGCAGCGTTAAGCCGTCAACGTGTCGAAAGTGCAAAAGGTAAACCAATGATTAATCGTAGTGTATCTGAAAAGCGGTTGGGATTAGAGGTGTCTCCTCGAAAGAGATACAAAGCGCGTCAGAAAATTGATAGAAAAGTACAGTGAAAAGTATAATAAGCTAGATATGAAAAAATATATTGCTTCACCAGGAATAGCTCTTATTCAACCACTTGCAGAAAAAAATACAACGCTTATTCTTACTAATCTGAAAGAAGGACGCATAATTCGAGGAAAAATTATTGATATGGGGCTAGATGACACGAATAATTATGGTGGGAAAATTGAAGCAAAAAATTATGGGAGAAACGGGGATATTGTTTGGTTTCTCTCATATTATCAAGAAGGTGGTTATGACAAGGTAAAACTTGATGGTGTTGAGCATTATCTCGTGAAATGGGGAGATTTTAGATTACAAGAGAAATAATATGTCACATATAAAAACAGAATTATTATTTAATAAAGAAGCAAAAGATAGTCTACTTCGTGGAGTCAATATCATGGCTGATGCTGTCTCTTCAACGCTTGGCCCTCGTGGACAAAATGTTGCGTTAGCGAAATATGTGCCCAACAATGGTGAAATATATCAACGCGTTGTCATTCATGATGGTGTGACAGTGGCTAATTTTATTGATTTAGAAGATGAATTTGAAAATATGGGCGCGCAATTATTAAAACAAGCGGCACAAAAACAGGTTGACATTGTTGGCGATGGAACAACCGCTGTCATGATACTTGCACGAGCAATTATCCAAGAGAGCATGGAATTAATTGCGTCCGGCGTGAACCCTATGGCGCTTCGGAAAGGACTCGAGCAAAGTTCTGAACGATTAGTAAATCAGTTAGAGCAAATGGCAAAACCTGTGAGTGGCGTAAAAGACATGGAGTATATCGCTACCATCTCGGCAGAAGATGAGGAATTGGGAAAACTTGTTGCGAAAACATTAGATAAAGTGGGAAAAGATGGAGTGGTGACAGTTGAGGAATCAAAGAGCCAATTCACAACAGTCGATCATCAAGAAGGAATGCAATTTGACCGTGGGTTTATTCATCCATGGTTTATTAACAATCCAAATCGTGAAGAAGCACGATTAGAGAATGCGTATTTTCTTATTACTGACCTGTCCCTTACCACCCTTGCTCCCTTAGCTGCGTTTTTTGAGTCATTATTAAAAAAATCAAATATATTAGTTATCATCTCTCCTGATATTTCAGGTGAAGCTCTCCCATTACTTATTAAAAATAAAATGGAAGGGAAATTATTTAGTATTGCTATTCAAGCTCCCTCTTTTGGACAAAATCAAAAAGATATCCTGCAAGATTTAGCTATCTTAACAGGTGGGACATACATTTCAGGAGATGCAGGATATAAGTTGGATGATATAACAATTGAACATTTAGGATTTGCTGAATATGTTGCTTCCACAAAAGACGCAACAGTTATTGTCGGTGGAAGCGGTACGAAAAAATCCATAGCTGAGCGCGTTGAATCAATGAAGACAAGTCTTCTGACAACGGATGGTGATTTTGATAAAGAACAACTCAAAGCGCGTATAGGGAAACTTACATCAGGTGTCGCAGTAATTCACGTAGGTGGACACACAGAAGTAGAGATGAAAGAACGGCGAGAACGTGTTATTGATGCAGTGGCAGCTACCAGAGCAGCTATGGAAAAAGGTATTGTCGCAGGGGGTGAAATAGCATATTTACATGCGCGGAAGTATCTTGGTGATCCAAGGGGACTACATGACATAATTCTCTACAATGCACTCTATCAACCATTTTATAAGCTTATTCATAATGCAGGATTATCTGAGGTAGATTGTGCTTTAGCTCTCCAAAAAAAGAGAGAATCATGGGGAATTGATGTCACTGATGGAAAAGCAAAGGATATGATAAAAAACAGAATAGTTGATCCGGTCCTTGTCCCTATGCATGCAATACGAAATGCAGTGAGTGTTGCAATCCAGATTATGACGACGAATGTTATTGGTGTTCCGAAAATTATAGAGAAAATATAAAGAGAGGTGATAGAGATATGAAAAAATGCAAGAAGCATGGAAAGGTATCCTGCAAAAAATGCGGAAAGAAGTAATCAATGAAGAAGCATCTTTGCGTTTCCTGTCGGAAAACCAATAGACAGGTACACCCAATTTTAGGAGTGTTGCCCTATTGTCAGTCTTGTCAGCTCTTGCAAGATGCTTCAATTAAGAAAGTGCCAGAAATGGCAGGGGAAAGTATTAAAAATAATCGGGAAATGCATTGGGATGATATTCACCCAGCACATTATAAGGGACATGCGTCAAGAGAATTCTTAGAGAAATATGGAAAAAAAGCAATGCTTCGGCAAGGCTTTAGTGAGAAGGAAATAAAAGAAGCAAAATACGTTTATAATTCTGATCGCTATTATAAGAGACATGCATAGCATGAATGAGAAACTTATTCTAAAATGACAAACGAACAGCTGCCTAGGCCAAATTGGAAAGTCGGTGAGATAATACGCCATAAATCAACAGGGCATCCATATCTCGTGCAACACATTTATAAGTTCGTTTCTACACTTGTTATTGATCTTTGTGATCCCCAAACTCCTATACCAGGCCTTTTTATTCTTCCCAGAAATTATGATGATTACGCCACAGATACCTGTTTTCAAGTAAAAAGTACACTCAATCCTACAATTGAATATACACACACAGTTGATAATCCATTTCATAAAAAGGGCTATACAGGAGAATTTGCACAAATATGAGTGACGGTTTTATCATTACCTTTATTTCCTTTATCTGGTTTGTAACAGGATTCTTTGTTGGTTATATTAATTCTGAGAAGAAAGATATGAAGGAGTTTATTGATGAAACAGGTAAGACTATTAAAATAGAAGCAAAGAAATTGATGATGCCTTCTGCACCAACAGGAAGAATTAAGCCAATAACAGCTCAAGAAGCATGGAAGCGTAGTCAAACACCTGAGAGAAAAGAAGCACAAGAGGCTATGAAGGAGACGTTAGATACAATACCCGATCTTGTTAAAGCAAAAGAATTGTTACAGTCAATGAAACAAGAGGAATATCAAAGGGGGTGATTATATGAAAATCAAAGTGAAAAAGGGAGCATTACACAAAGAATTAGGAGTCAAACAAGGCAAAAAACTCACATCTAAAGAACTTTCAAAAGCAAAGAAATCAAAAAGTCCATTAGAAAGAAAGAGAGCAACATTTGCCGAAAATGCAAAAAAATGGAACAAAAAGTAAAACACTATCAGGAGCTATTTGGTTTGACGAATTGGAATATTAACGTAAGACATTTTCCAACCCTCAACCAGACAGCTCGAACTGTAGCAGATCCGAGATATTACCATGCTACAATTGATTTTAAAGATGAAAACCCTGAAGAATGGGTAATCTTGCATGAGATGATTCATGTTGTGATGGCTCTGTATGACTTCTACTGTGATAATGTGTTGCCTATGGAGCATCAAGAGATTATCATGACGGGAAGAGAAAGCGTGGTATCAGAACTTACAACTATTATGATGAGGATAATGAAATAATATGGAAGAAAATAAAGTAGGCAGACCATTAAAATTTAAAACAGTTGAAGAATTACAAACAGTTATTGATGAATATTTTGATTGGTGTGATAATCGGACGAAAAAGATTTGGGATGATAAAAACATGAAAGAATATATGATTACTGACCCTGCGCCATATACCATGAGTGGCCTTGCGAGAAGAATAGGATTAAGTCGCCAAGCTCTTATGGAATATTCTCACAAAGATGAATTTGGTGACGCTATAAAAGCAGCTCGACAAAAAATTGAAGAAGACGTCGAAACACGAATGAATAGTAAGGATACATTTACGCCAGGACTTATCTTTAACGCAAAGAATAATTTTGGTTGGAAAGATAAAACAGAAACAGATATTACAACAGATGGAAAACCATTAATAAAGTTTGATGAAAGAATTACAAATTACGGATTTAATCAATCCACAACCAAAGCAATTGACAGCGTTACAGACGCTCTTAAATCCACAGTGTAAATATCTTCTCTACGGTGGATCAATGGGTGGTGGCAAAAGCTATCTACTTCGATGGGGCGCACTCGCTTATCTTCTGTATCTGCATTTGAAAACAGGCATTCGAGATATTCCAGTTGGGCTTTTCTCTGAAGATTATCCAACACTCAAAGACCGCCAAATCAGCAGAATTGAACGAGAATTCCCGAAATGGCTCGGAGAATTGAAGGATAATAAAATTGATGGACTGGCTTTTTTTATTGCTCCTGAGTATGGTTCAGGAAAGATTCTCCTTCGTAATCTTGATGATCCATCAAAATACATGTCAACTGAATTTGCGGGAGAATTTGTTGAGGAATTGACACGAAATACTGCCCAGACATTTATGGATTTACGTAACAGACTACGCTACCCTGGTGTTGATGAAGTAAAGTTCATGGGTGCGACTAATCCAGGAGGTGTCGGGCATGGATGGGTACGAAAATACTTTATTGATAAAAACTCAGGCGATTTAGAGCAGAATAGATTTTTCTATGTGCATGCCAATGCGTATGATAATGAGTACATTTCAAAAGAATATATCAAACAATTAGAGAGTTTGCCTGAACAACAGCGCAAAGCATTTTTAGAAGGATCATGGGATATATTCGCTGGACAATATTTCACTGAATTTAATCAAAATCAACATGTTATTAACCCCTTTATTCCACTCAAGGGATCACTTATTGTGGGTGGTATGGATTGGGGAAGAACAAAACCATTTGCTTTTTATCTTTCCACAGTGACGAAAGCGTTTTTTACCAATGAAAAAAGCGACACAACAACATTCTATAGAATTAAGACATTTCTTGAAGTCTATGGCAATGAAAAAAACCCGCATGAATGGTCTGAGGTTATAAAAGAAAAAATGAAGACATATAATCTTACCCTTGATGATGTTACATGGGTACAAGCAGACCCTGCTATTTTTAATAAATCAAATGATATGTCTGATTCTATCAGAGATCAATTCTATGCTGCAGATAATCGTTGGCGACTATTAAAGCCTGGTTCAAATGATCGAATCCCTGGCTGGCAAATTATGCATAAATGGCTCTCTCTTGCGCCTGATAATCTACCATATTGGCAATCGACAGCAAATTGTGTCAATCTCATACGAACCTTGCCACAACTCATTCATGATGAGAATGATGTGGAAGATGTTGAATCAACACGAAAATTAGGTATTGATGATGACGCAGGCGACGCATGTCGATATATGCTCAAAGCGTTGAAGTGGATCGAGGGGACAACAGGGCAAATTAACCCCAAAACACCAACGCCTGAAGGCAACGCGTCTAAATTTTATGGTTCAAATGAGAATATGGAACACCACGTCATAAGTCTTGATAAATTTAGATAAGTACACCTAAATCTATAATATATCTACATGCAAGTACGTATTCGCGGTGTCTCTTCTGATATTTTTGTGTCAACCGTTTTGTTGTCACACAATAAAAAAGATCCGAAAAATCTCTATCTTTTTCGTTGTTATAAATGCGGCAATCCAATTAGCCAAGTACAAGGAAATATTACTGCTATCTCTGCTGGCTATATTCCAGCTCAAGAAGTTCCTGTTATTACAGCTTGTGAGAAGTGCAGAACAAAATACACATTTCACACCCAAGAGAATAAAGTACAAGTGGTTAGCCTTATTTTAGATGCTGAGACAAAGATGAATACATTTCACTGTTTTATCTGTCGTTTACCGCTTGTGCAATATAACCATAAAGCTGTGGTACTCTTGCCAGCGTTTACGCTGATTAATGTACCGACAGGCTTTACGTGTTTTGGCGAAACATGTCAAATGAAATATTTTCTTCGAGACATTGTTGAAAGAGACGTGGTATAATTATACGACAAAGGGGAGAAATCTCGTTTTATAGCACGTAGCTTTCATAGATACGTGCTTTTTTAGTGGAAAAATATTATGGCAGCAAATGACACAATTAGAATGCAAGGATCATTTACAGAAACTGACCCTGTGAAGGAATGGGATGAAGAGGCAATTAGCGGTGAAACGCTTGATCCGTTGCAATTAGATATAGAAGATGATGAATTAGTCAGAATCGTTGATGATTGGGTTGAGGATTATAAAAACTACTACACTGAAAAATATGATCTGTTTGAGAGGCGAGAGAAGAATGAAATATATGTTTTTGGCCGCCAAGTCATGCAGAAGGAAAAAGAGAAACTTCTTAAAAATTATGAATCCCGCTTCATGGATAATGTGCTCTATGAAATAGAGGGCACCATGAAACCACTTTTCATGTCCCGTATTCCTGATTTTACTGTGCTGGCAGGCAATGAGTCAGATCAAAGTAAGCTCATGGCGCAAGAGGTAGGCAAAGCAATTGATAATGATGTGAAATCCTATGAGAATCGCTTTGTTTTAGGCTTAGCAGCCAAACACTATCCTGTGTATTTTATCTCAGTAATAAAAGCAGTCTGGGATAATGAAATAGATGATAACCGATTTGAAAATATTCATCCTGATTTAATTGAATTTGATCATCGTTGTCCAACCAAAGACGCTGATCAGATGCATTTCATCTCTCAAATTTGTCCTATTACGATTCAGGATATTATTCTTCGCTTTCCGAAAGCAAAAGAGAAATTGTATACACGATTAAAGCAAGACGATTTGATGCCAGGCGAAGAAGCATCATGGGCACTCTTGGCAACTGAGGTGAATATTCGTGAAGTATGGTTTACCTATTATATAAGTCATTCTGACACTGCGGTTGAGAAAATAGATGGTGTGTTGTGGAAATATAAAGATGTCATCTTAGGAAAAATGAAAAATCCTAACTTTGATTATGAAGGAGAAACGAGATATTTTGCCTATGATGAAGCAGGGAATAAAGCGACAAAGCGAGGATTAAATGAGAATGAGTTATCACAAATTTTATTGACTGGCCAACCACCCTCTCATGTACGAGAAGAAAAGGTCTATCATAATTACTTCCGTTTCCCTCGAAAACCGTATTATTTCATGGGTTATGATCAATGGGGCAAACAGCCACTAGATGAAACGTCTCGCATTGAGCAGAATTTACAAAATCAGAAATCACTTGATAGGCGAGGCAAACAGATTGAAGAAACATTGGATTCCAGGGGGCATCATATTTTAGCCAAAGGCGCTGTCACACCAGCTGAGTTAGAGGATATTGATTTTGATGAGCCAAATGTTGATTTATCAGTTGAAGGCAACCCGAATGAAGTATATAGCTATATCGCCCCTGAACGACCAACAGCGCAAGAATTTGAAGAGATAGGCAATTTGCGTCAACGCATGTATGGGGTAGCCCACTCAACGGCAGTACGTGGCGAGATACAAGCCAATGCGCCAGCAACTTCAAACCAAATAGCCAGAGAAGGAGATTTTACCGCAGCTGATGACCAAGTCGAAGATACCATTAATCCTGCAGCGCAATGGATGGCAGAATGGAAAATGCAGTTTATCAAACTTCGCTATACCGAAGATCATTTCTTTTATTTACTAGGTGAAGCAGGCAAAGAAGTTTTTCACAAATTAAATCGAAATATGGTTGAAGATGGCATGGTTGTCAAAATTAAAGCCTCTGGAACAGATAAATTACGAGCACAGAATAACGCGATGGAAATGGCAAAAATGGCAATGATTGATCCCTATACGTTCTTTGTGGATATGGGACTTTCAGATCCTGAAGGACGAACGGAAAAACTCATTATGGCAAAAGCAAATCCAATGGGGTATTTACAACAAGTCGTTAAAGGCTTAAAAACACCACAAGACATTGCAATGGCTCTCATGCAGAGCGAAGAAAATCCTGTGATGCCAACGCAACAAGCACAATCTGAGATTATGCCACCACAACCTCCCCAACAGCCACAGGGAGCAATGCAACCACAAAATCCAACGATGGGTAATACCGCGCAAGTGCCCTCCCAACCACCAACGACACCCCCACAGGCTAGTCCGCGCAATTTATAAAGTACAAGCAAAACTATAATAGTAGCTATGGATGATAAAAAAGAAGAAGTAAAAGAAGAAAAAGGCGCAGTAAAAGAAGAAAAAGTCCATGCAATTAAATCATGGAACCAAATTAGAAAAGAATCACAAAAACAAGCACGTTTAGACTATGCAAAAAAACATGGCTTACTTGATGAAGAAAAATCAGAAAAAAAAGAGACTGCCAGCGTGGAAACTCCACCAGAGAAAAAAGTGGAAACGAGCGACACGACGAATGAGAAACCTCAAGAACCACGTATAGACCCATCTGAAATTGCCAAAAAAGCAGCAATTGCTGCAGCTGAAGAAACAGCAACGAAAATAGCTGCTGAAACCAAAGAATCGTTTAAACAAGAGATTCAAAAGATCTTAGATAAAGATAAAGATATTCAGGACAAACAAAAAGAAGCAGACGAGTTGATTGCTGCCTGGGATAAAGAGAAACGACTCCCCAAAGATTATAATGAATTGATTGCTGAAACAATGCGGATTGCTGATGCAAAAGTTGCCCAAGCACAAAAAGCAGCAGAACGACAACGAGTAATTGATGAACAGGCGCAAAAAGAAACACAAGCCAAAGAGGCACAAGGAGCGAAAGATACTCAACAGACAAAACTTGATGATTATCAGAAACGAATCGCGGCAGATCTTGAAGAGATCTACGCAGCAGGTTTTCTCAAGCGTCCGGTAAATGTTGAAGAGATCAATAATCCTACTACGACTGATGAAGGAGCAAAAAAAACACAAGAGATATTTGATTTTGGCGTAAAATTGAATACAGAACGTAAGACAAAAGGACTTCCTCCTGTTGATTCATTAAATAAAATATTTTTTTTACATTATCAACCATATATGAAGGCGCAAGGGAAAACACAATCAAAGCAAGTTGCAGGAGCAGATGCGCCTGTATCTCCATCGCGTAATCAATCAGTCACGCAATCAAATAAGCCACAACCGTTTTATTACAAAGGAACAGATGGCAAGATGCATCCGAAGAGTTGGGCACAAATTAAATATGAAATGCAACGGGCAAAAGTAAGTAAAGTCTAAATGACCTCAAATTGCCCTATTGACATGTTATTTCTTCTATGAAATAATACAGCAAGTTACGGACATACCGCCAAGAAGGGCGGTTTTTTTGTGACAAAAAGAGGATTTACCTCAGCGCAAGCTGGGGTTTTTTTTATGAAAAAATTTCTTATAGTTCTTCCAAAATATGTAGACGGTATACCCGTTCCTTCTCGTGTCGATGTACTTGGTAATCGAGATCTTTACAACAAAGTCGTTGACCAGATTTTAAATTTCCCTTCTCTGTATTCCCGATGGATTTCTCAAGGTGAAGAGTTTGAGGGAAAAACAGAAGATGTGACCTATGACATTGCAGCAGATACACAAGGACAATTCTTCACGTCTCTTGAGACATTGAATTCTTCAGCAGTTTCTACCGCAGTGACAGCATCCTTTGCACACACTGCATACACACAACCAGTGGTTTCTATCATGTTAGAAAGTTTTGCTAATGTTGGCTCACTTGGCATTATTAATTTAGATACCTATAAATATGAAAAAGCAGCAGCAACTGCATTAACAACGCTTGGGAGTGCGATTTATGGCGATGGCACAGCCAATCAACCACTTGGTCTTAAAGCAATTATTGATGACGGGACAAATGTCGCAACTATCGGCGGATTGTCACGATCAACCTATACTTCTCTTGAATCAGTCTTAACAGCCTATTCATCAGGTAAATTGACGCTTGGTACCATGGCAGCGCAATATGACTCAGGCTTTGGTCCTGGTCTGGCTGAAGAATCTCCAAATGTCGGCTTTACCACGACTTCCATTTTCTCTGACTACGAACAGCTCTTGACACCATTTGTCAGACAGTCTTATCGAGATGTCGGGTATGACAAGATGCGTACACGAGATAGATACCCACAACGAAATCAAGGAGAATTACGATCAGCTGCTGGATTTAATGCGCTTTCCTACCGAGATACCTATATTATTCGTGATTTTTATGCAACTCAACAAATGCTCTGGTTTATTGATGAAAAATATGTCACATGGAAGGGACGAGCGGAAGTGCCTGAAGAATACAAAGATGTGTTAGAAAAAGTAGACTTTGGCACAATGGAAGCATATGAGGGACGAGGCGCTGAAGCTGTCGAAACACCATCAGAATGGAATGGGTGGTTCTATCAGAAACCATTAACCATCCCAGATCAAGCAGGACGAATTGCACGATTCTATTGTATCGGTCAGACCATTCCATTGTCTTTCAGATCACATTCAAAAGGTACAGGAATTACAGGAGTATAAACATATGAAATTTACTAAATTAAATACCAGATTTGCAATGTTAACCGGAGTTATTGAGCTTTTTGGACAAGATCTCTATACCAGTGATACAGTCAAAAATCATCCATTGGGGACGCTTGGTTTAACACGAGATGGAAAGATGTTTCGTTATGCCTTAGCAGGTGCTTCCAATTTAGTGAAAGGAAATCTTTTACAAGCTCGAGCAGAAGATACGACATTTGAAAACATGGCAGTTCTTGCTTCTTCAATAGCCGCAGCAAGTCAAGTACAGCAAGTATCAATTACTAATGGCGCAACAACTGTCGCGGCAAATGACTTTGTTGACGGTTCCGTATCAGTGTATACAACACCAGATCTTGGCTCTGAATATACAATTTTAGGCCATACTGTTGATGCAGTTGGAGCAGCAACCTTGACTGTGACACTTGACAGACCATTACAAGCGGCCTGGACAACGTCAACAAAGGTCAATATGAAATGGAATCCTTGCTTTAAAGTGATTCAATTTCCAACTACCCAAACCAGTATTCCCGTTGGTGTCGCAGTCTATGCTTTACCTACTGTTACCTATGGATGGGTACAAACACATGGTATGGCAGCAGTGTTATCTGATAATTCAGTCTTTGCAGTCGGCTCAGCAGTCGGTACATCCTTAGCAGTCGCAGGAGCAGTCGGTGTCAATGTTGCAGGAACCACACATGCAGGTGTCGGATATGCATTACAAGCAAACGCAACAGGACATTGTGTCTCAGTATTTCTCCAGATAGACTAATCGCCTATCGGAGGGTTAGCTCTATGAAAACAATTTTTTCCAAATTACAACCAAGATTCGTTTCAAACTTTGATATCAGACAGTTATTGCCTGGATTATTCGGGCAGACATTGGATATGTCAGGGTTAGCTGCTTTAATTTTACCTACATTAGCATCTCTTAGCGCAACAGGAACAGTTACCGCGTTAAGTGCGACAACTACGACTTCAGGAGGCGCAACATCAGCTGCCTTATCAATGGGATCTTCAGCAATTGGTGTATATTTTGGCTCAGGAGCACCGACAATTTCAGCTGCACAAGGATCAATCTATTTAAGAACTGATGGATCTTCAACATCTACGAGGCTGTATGTCAATACCACTGGTTCAACCACTTGGACTAATGTAACGACAGCTGCGTAATATGTATGAATTTCACAAAATTATATCCACGCTTCAATATAACGGTATCAATGCCTATTGATGCAGATAGAAAGTCCATCCCAACACTTGCGCCATCTGGTGCAAATAACACCACCAAGATTTCTCCTTCAGGATCAAATACACAAAGTGGCGCAATAACGGCAAGTGTGGTACGTATAGCGGTAAGCGCAAATATGAATATTGAATTTGGGGCAAATCCAACAGCGACGACAACCACATCTTTTTATATGCCTGCAAACACAGTGGAATATTTTTCATATAATTCAGGTGATTTAGTCGCTGCTATTGGCACTGGGGATGTATATATTACCCCAGTAGCATAATATGATAGGCGTAAATATAGGCAAACTCTTCAATCCCACACAACAAGGCAATATTGCTTCTGGTACTATTCCATCTTCATTATTAACAGGTATAGTCTCATACTATAAGTTTGATGAGAACACGGGCTCATCCGTCGGGGATGCGGCAGGGGCAAATACGGGTACCTGGAACGGCACACTTGGGTCACAATGGACCACTGGGAAAATTAATAGTGGTGGTAATTTCGATGGTACAGATAATTCTATCAGTTTAGGTAGTGATACATCTTTAGCAATCTCTATATTCACCTTTGCTTGCTGGATTAATATACCATCGTTTACAGGAACAGGTGCAATTATTTGTAGCAATATCGGTGGCAATGGAGGTTATGAATTTAGATATAATACTTCTTCTAAAATAGAATTGTTAAAGAGTAATGTTATTAGTATAGGAGCATCTACGGGGACAATTAGCATTAATACATGGACTCATGTTGCCATTACTTATGATGCTTCAGGTAATTATATTTTTTATATTAATGGTTCTTCATCTGGATCGGGCACGAATCTGCAAAGTTTTAGTTTATCGAATTATTACATAGGGAGACAGAACGTAAATGAATGGTTCAACGGAAAACTTGACGAGTTTGGTATATGGAGTAGAGTCTTGACCTCTTCAGAAGTCACAACGCTCTATAATAGCGGCGCAGGAAAGCAATATCCTTTTTAATGTATTCTCCTATCTATAAAACGTAAAAAGTACAGCCAAAACTATAATAGTAAGTAATGAAGGAGATATATGGAACCACGCAATCGAGAGGAGAAGAGAAGACGCAATAAACTTCTCAAATATAAGATGAATCCACCAAATCACAAAGTAACACCAGAAGAAGAAAAACAACAACGCGTTGCGCTACAACTCAAACTTGCTGAAGAGCATCAATTGACGCTCACGAAAGGTGAATTATTGGTTATCTTTAATCTTGTAACACGTATCACGCTTGGCTATGGCGATACAGTCAATCCAGATTCTGACTTCAATCGATTCATCAAGCCGCTTATTAAAAAAATTGAGCCAATTATAGTTGTTGATTCTAATATTGAAAAACCTACTCTAACAGGACTGAATAAAAACTAAATATATGGCAAAATCACTCGCACAAGAGCAATTTGACCTTAAGCACGCGCAAGAAATGGAGATAGCAACGCGTGAACTCATGCGTAGATCTCATGATCTTATTCGCGTATATAATCCCCTCGACCACACCTTTTCATTTATGTACGACAGATTCTGGCATCGAGTACCTGCAAAATCATATAAAGATATGGAACGATATTTAGCTTTAAAATTCTTTAAAAATATCGCTGAATATATGATTGGACAGCAAATCACTAAACAAGGGGAAGAGTTAAAAGCGTTACGTGAGAAACAAATGGGAAAACAATTCTTAGATCATTATGAAGAAAATGTACAGATTTGGGATCGCGTACCAAAAATAAATGATCCTGACTTATTACAGCAAATTAAAAAAGTAGTAATTATTGGCGTGGTTGAGGAATATGGTATGTATGAGGAGCCTCAAGAAGCAAGAGAACCAGAAAAACCAATGGATACACGTTCAATCCATGAACAACTCTTCGATAATATCGGACTTGCCACAAGTTCAATGCCTGAAGTACATAATAAACCTGTTTCGCATGTTAAGGAACAAACAATTGCAGTACAAAAAGATGAATTAGCAAAAGAGGTGGCAGTATGAAGATAAAAGTTAAAATTAGACAAGATGTTTCACAAGTGTTAGATACGCTTATTCCTGAAAATAGATGGAATGAATATATTGAGATGTTAGACCGTGACGGCCACCCAAATAGACGAGAACTTTTATCTTTAATTGTCACGTTTGCCAAACATATTGAAACGCTAGAAAATACCCTAGAAGATATGGCGTTTCAGATTGATCTTCTCGAAGGGAATACACAAAGCATAAAACCAATAGAAGCTCCATTCAAACTACGAACAGCTATAGATGTACAAAAAGAATTAGAAGCGAGTAAAACATTGGAAACGAAACAATTTACTGTTTCTTCAGATGATTTTGCACTGCTTGAGCAATTAGTCGATGCGAAAGATCCTGAAAAGGGGTATGGCAAGGAAATAGATCAACTCGATGGAAAAGAGAAAGTGTGTTTATTTTATCTAGGTTTACCAGTCTTTAGAAAATGAAAACAGCTTTAAATGTAAAACTTATTTTTGAATCTGATAAATATAGAAATTATTGGGAAAATGGAGAATTGCCAGAAATTACATTAATAAGGATTATGAAAATCATTAATGAAGGTAAAATTACCGTCGAGATGATAGACGATGGACTCACTGTTAATAACCAACCTGTAATAATTATTAAAGAAAAAAATGAAAAATGAAATTACCAACCGAACCCGATCAAACCCCAACGCTTCTTTTTAATCCCTCTAAAGCGGATTTTGTCTGCCAGTATAACGGCAAAGATGTTATCCTTCCCTCTCGTGTGATAACTGAATATCCGAAATGGTTAGCTGACCATATTGCAAAACACTTAGCACAAAAACTAGCTTTAGAAGAAAAAAGCGGACTGCACTTTGCAGATAGAGTGAATACATGGAAGGAGAGAATCTATGTCAAACTCTAATACATTAGATTTCTCAAAGTTTTCCCATATAACACCGCCCTCTCGTGAAGCAGAACGCGTAGAAGTCGAGAGACGATCTGAAGGATTAAAAGCTATTCGTTCTATCATGGAAAATTTAATCAATGCCATGCATGCGTACTATACAGATCTCGCACAACTTGATTCAAAAGCGCGTATTCTTGAACAAAAAGAACAGAATATCTATGAATTTGACAAACAAGTTCGATATGAAGCGTTACAATTGGAAAAAAATACGCTCTCATTTAAGCAAGAAAAAGAGTATATCGATGAAAAAAACCGTGAATTAAAAGAGAAAGAATTAAAAATAGGAGAAGATAAAGCATATCTTGAGGAATTGCGAATCCAAACGCAAGAAGTAAAAAAAGCGCAAGATGAATTAATGATAAAAGAAAAGACAATTGATGATAAGTTAAAACTTTTTTCAACACTAGGAGAGCGAGAAAAGGAACTCACGAAAAAACAGGAAGTCATTGATCAAGCAATTGAGATTGATAAAGAGCGAAAGCTCTTACTTGATAAACGAGAAGAAAAAATACTTGCTCGTGAAGCACGTCTTGCTCGTCTTGAGAATGAAGCAAAAATAGGATATATGGAATAGAATTGTGCTATAATAGTTTTAACGGACATACCGCCAGCAATGGCGGTTTTTTTTATGGAAAAATTCAACACATTATTACCTCGATACGTTTCAGCCGTTCGTGATGCTAATAGGGTTCCCGGAATGGTGGGAGCAGATACCATATCAGGAGGTGCAGAAGGCGTCACTGCGCTCTCATTGGCAGGAGGTTCAGTTATCGCGCCAACAACAGCAATTGTTGATTCTGCTGGTAATCAAATCAGTACATTTGGGACAAATCTTACTGAGATTGGCGGCACAGACGTTCCCTCTCTCGGATTAACAAAAGCACTTCCCACAGAAATTGTCGATCAAAATGGAAAGCAAATGAGCTCCCAACCTGGGGCATTAGATGTGAATGTTGCCTCTATAAGTCCATTTGTGACGCATAATGGCCCGCAATTTAGCTATAAAGGAAAACCGTTTAAGTTTGTCGGGTTTAATTATTATCCCTTAATTATTAGTCAATCACTCAGTACAACACAAAAGTTAATGGATGATGCCAAAAAATTAGGCATCACGGTACTTCGTACGTGGTGTTTTGATCCACCTGGAGGGTTTCGATCTCTTTTTTATCCTTTAGGAACAAATTTAGTTGCTAATTCATCATTTGAGACAGGAGATTTCACAAATTGGACAACAGCATCTAGTGGAGGATTTAATTGGGCAATAGACAATACGATTTCTCAAGATGGAACCTACTCAGCGAAATTAGATGCTACAACAGGTTTTACACAACTAGGACAACAAATAACGGTTACTACAAATACTGACTATATTTTTAACTTTTGGCATAAAACAACAAATAGAGGTGGTTTTAATTCGGTCGTATTCGTAGGAACATCTCTGGGAAGTAATAATGTGAAAGATGGAGGATTTATTCCCGATACTGCAAATACTTGGGAAATGGAGCAAGTACAATTTAATTCTGGTTCTAATACAAGTGTGTGGATTACTTTTCAAAATTTTGGGGGCTCAGTTTTGGAATATATTGATAACGTCAATGTTAGCATTAAATCTGGCACTCCCTACCTTGGATATAACGAAGGTGCATTAGTTAATATTGATACTGTTTTAAGTGAAGCGCGAAAACGAGATATTAAAATAATTCTTGATTTAGGGGATGGAAATTTTGATAACTATAATACGCCTGGGCAATATGTCAGTTGGGTCAATACGATTTATGGCGATGGTCTGCCAACTGATCGAAATAATGTTGACTATGCTTTTTTTACCTCGACGCACTGTAAAAATCTCTATAAAGATTTTATCAAGACACTCACGCAACGAGTGAATACGATTGATGGCATTCAATATAGAGATCATCCGGCTATATTCTCTTGGGAATTAGGTAATGAGTTACGAACAAATCATTTTGATGATGCAAGTGTCGTGAATACCCTTCAGGCGCCAAACCTAATCGCGCTCTCGCTTCCTGGCGGGTGGGCTGATGAAATGTCGACCTATATCAAGTCACTTGATCCAAATCATATGGTCAATTTTGGTGACTGCGCGCATACCTGGCAATATGCCCAAAGTACAGGAGGCTTACAAGATGTCGTATCAAATGGGACGTTTGAAGGTGTTGATTATAATATCATTTCAGCACTCCCGAATATTGATTTTGCGGATTATCATACCTATCCAGATCAGAGTGATAATGTCCATCTACAATATTATGGCGCCCGATTTGGCTTTACAAGTGGGATTTCAGGGGATGGATACCGAGCACAATTAAAAGATTTTGTTGATGTGGCACATGCGAATAATAAACCTGCGATTATTGGCGAAGTAGGATTTATTTCAGGCACAACTGGAGACACTACGTTTTATCCACTGTATAATCGCTATCAAGCTTTTAAAGCAGTCTTTACCGACTTTTTAGATATTCCACAAGGTGATGGTGCGATTATTTGGCATGCTGTCCCAGCTGCAACAAGTAGCTCTTATGATGTGGCACTTGAAGCAACTGGTGGACAAAATGTCACCGATAATAGTAATGACACGACAATTGTCAATTTAGTATCTGCATATAATACGGCGTTTCAAAACGATGTTGTCCCTGCCCAATCAGTCACTGCCATTATTAAGACAAATGGCGATACTGTTACAAAAGTATTTACACAAAACGATGCAACCGTTGCCGTCCAACTTTCTGATACGTGGACAGGGACAGTGCAATTTGAATCAACCATTGACGGCATTACATGGTATGCACAATCGCTTTTTGATAATACTGGTGCTTCTGTGACAAGTGCAACGGCAGTCGGATTATTCAAAGGGACAATAGCCGGGATAAGTAAATTTAGAGTACGAGCTGCTGCATCAATAACAGGTAGTTTGACAGTCAATATCAAACCTTCTCCAGAAGTGAATACAGGCATCGTATCTCTTAGTTCTTTACCGGCTTTACCAAGTGGCACGAATATAATCGGGAAAGTAGGCATTGATCAAACAACAATAGGTACAACAAATGCAGTAACGCCTGTTCCTGCTTCTAACTCAGGATGGTCATTTTTCTATGTCGCAGGCGGTATCTCAAGTACAAAACAGCAAATCAAATCTTCTGCCGGAACATTTGGTGGGTATGTCATGCTATATAACCCAAATACTGCAGTTACCTTTATTCAGGTCTTCAATAAAGCATCTGCCAGTGTCACCGTCGGCAGTACTGCACCTGATTTTGTTATTCCACTTCCTGGCATCGCTTCAGCTTCGGCGACTGGCTCTGCTGCCAATGCTGAAGTTGTTATGGGCGTTGCAATGTCAACTGGCATCACAATAGCAGCAACGACAACAGAAACTGGATCAAGTGCCCCTGCAAATAATATTTTCGCAACATTTTTATATAAGTAAGGAGGTGGTTATATGGCAACAGTAAAAGACGCATTCGCTAGCGTAGCTAGTTTTACGATAACACTTGCATCACTGGCAAGTTCGACAACAGGTGGAGGAAGACAATCAACAATTGTCGATAATACGACGAATCTGTATACATCTGCTCAGATTGAGCTTGCTATTAAAGTCGGAACTTCACCGACAGCAAATTCTTTAATTTATGTATATTTAATTCGAGATAATAATGACGTAACTCCCTTACGAGATGATGGCGCAGGCGCATCAGATGCAACGATTACTATTATCAATGCGCCGTTACTTGGTACAATTCTTTGCAATGCGTCAACAACAGGTGCAACATATAGAGGAATCTTTGATACAAAACCCTTAGGCTCATTAGGTCCGAAGTGGGGAATTGCAATTGTTAATGCAACAGGAGTCAATTTGGATTCGACAGAGGCAAATCATATAAAATCATATATTGGTATCACACAAACTGTTGCTTAATGTATGGCACGTCTTTGGTCATCGGGATTTGAGCAAAACAGCCTTTCGACTGAATTTTGGGCGAATACGGGGTCGCCGATTATTCAAACGGGCATTGTGAGAAGTGGTACATACGCTGCTAAATACGCGGTTACTGGTGGTTTTAATTCTTATCATCAGATGCGGTTTAATGGAGTTTCCACACCGACCAATAAGAAAGCGTATATTCGTGCATACGCATATACAACCAGCTATCCTACTGTCATCAATAACTCATTGCTCAAGATTTTTAGTTATAACGGATCAAACCAATTACTTGCCGTCAGGGTAAAAACGGATGGGACACTCATTCTCTTTGATCTTGTAAACAGTGCGCAGGTAGGGAGTGCATCGGTCGCTCTTCCGCTCTCCTCCTGGAATCGGATAGAGCTAAGTCTAGACTTTACGACAATCACGGCTACCGTCGTAACCGTCTATCTCAATGGTACTCAATTCGCAACAGGAACGGTTAATTGGTCGAATGCAGCAAGCTTTGAGCCGGGATTCCTACAGTGGGGGATGGAGCTTGCTTCCTCAAGTACATGGGCGGTGTATTTTGATGATTTAGCAGTAAACGACAACGGAGGATTGTCACAGAATTCTCTTCCCGGTGAAGGGAGCATAATACATCTCAAACCAAATGCTGCAGGTGATGTTAATACTTTCGCTACTCAAACAGGTGGTACCGCAGGATCATCTAATAACTTCACTCGTGTAGATGAAGTTACACCAGATGATGCAACCTCTTTCAATGGTTCTAGTACGCTCAATCAACAAGATCTATTCAATGTATCCGATAGTGGAATTGGTGCGTCCGACACAGTAAATGTTGTATCCGTCGGGGCACGCCTACGAAATAATGTGGTTGATGCGACAACGGCAATTAAGCTCGAAATAGAAAAGACCACAGGTGGGACGATAGCGCAATCAGCAGCCATAATCGCAAATACGACCACGTGGGCTAATAATAATCCCTCTTTTAGCAACAATAACTATGCGCTTTCTACCTATCAAGATCCTGACGGCGCCGCCTGGACGCAGTCCACGCTGGACACCATGCAGATCGGCTACAAGCTCACCACGGGCGGGACCAATCGCATTGATGTTTCGTCGGTATGGGCGCTGGTCGATTATACGCCTGCTCCTATTGGTATTGGTGTTATTCGACCTACTGCTATTAAGCCTCGTCTACCTGTGCTCAATAGAAATAGTCGATTTAGAAATGGGCTTGTCGCAGCGCTTGCACTGAGTGAACAAGGAGGGGGAGTAACCACAAACTATAAAGATCTCGCCTCTAGTCTCGTCGGTGTTTCTTCTGGAATTATTACTCCATCTACTGATATCTATGGAGCTATGGCAAAATTTAATGGAGAAGCAACAGGGGGAGGCATTATTCAATATCTTACAGCTAAAAACCAACAGGATCAAACGAAATTCTCCTGGTTATTCTTATATAGTCGACACGCAACAGGCGGTGGGAATACATCACCAAAATACTTTATGTTAGTAGATTCGGGATCAGGAACAGCAGGGAAATATTTATCTGAAGATTCGGGAACTGCGATGCAGATCGATATTCTATGGTCAGGAGGCGACGCATTGTGGGATTATGCATTCCCTGCTGTTGATCAAGTAGTTATTGATATCATTACCTATGATGGCAGTAGTACGAGTAATAATCCAAGTGTGTATCGAAATGGACTACCATTAAGTGTGACAACTGTAGCAGCTCCTTTAGGAACTATTCAAACAGGAGATGATACAACACTTGCTCTCGGGAATCATCCCGCACAATCACGAACAATGAACGGAAAAATAGGTATGTTTTGCATGTGGAACCGTATACTTTCCTCTTCTGAAATTGTCACGCTTTCAGCTAATCCATGGAAACTTTTTAAAGAACCTGGATTTTATCAGTCATTAAATAGTATTTCAGGAACGCACTATTACTCGTTTCTTCCTACGTTGGGAATAGGATAGGTATGCTATAATAATCATAACGGACATACCGCGCGAAAGGCGCGGTTTTTTTGTGGAAAAATATGAGACTTTCATATCAAGATTTACGCTACGCTCATTACCGCGCTATTAACTTAGCTAATTCTGATGGTACTCCAATGACTGATACCAATATAGACAATGACTTTAATCAACATTTAGGGCAACGCTATCAATTAATGTTAGCGAAAATGAATAATTACAAGACTGTCAAGCCTTATTCTATTTCTACCGCAAGTAATACGCAGATTTATGGCATGCCACCTGGACTTGTAACAATTGAAGGTGGCTATATTACTGTTGGGTCTGTTAATTATCCACTCCAGCCAATCAATTCACGCTTCAATATCGAGCAATTAAACGCACTCCAAATTCAAGCTTCAGCATTGCCGCAGTTTTATTTTGTGGAACAGGATACCTTTCAAATCTGGCCCATCCCACAAGCTGTCTATACGGGAAAGATTTATTATCATTTCAGAGATCGAAACCTATCAGTCAATGATTATACAAATGGAACGATTAGCTTAACTAATGGATCAAATATCGTTACAGGGACAAGTACAACGTTTACCACTGCAATGGTAGGTCGGTGGCTGACTGTGACTGATACAACAATACCAGGTCAGGGTTATTGGTATCGCATCATAGGACAATCAAGCGCAACAAGTATTACACTTGGCGGACTAGATGGAATAACACCTATAAACTGGCAAAATGCAAGTGTATCAGGTGCAACATATCGGATAGGAGAAACACCTGAACTACCTGAAGAAATGCATGAGATTTTAGCTGCGGGCACTGCGTGTGATTATTATATGTTTATGCGAAAAGATGCAACAGCTGCAACCTATTATTCAAACCTCTTCTTTACGGGTGATCCAGCAATCCTTCACGAGACTTTGAAGATAGAAAGATTATTGGCGGACTTATTGGTGGCATCAATTCCTATCGAGATCGTGATGATCGAACAGTTATTAGACGACGACCAAAATTAAATCCGTTGCAATATAAAGTTTTCGCAACATCCCTGAGCTGATATGTATGGCAAAAAAAGACGAATCATTAGTTTTTTCACAAAAGCGCTTTCTCGGATTATCTGATTACCCGAAAGAAGGGTCAAATGGACAAATACCGAATTTATTTTATTGGGGAAGAGCAGTGAATTTTCGTGATGATCCCCAATCCTTAACGCTGTTACCAGCCTCGCTTAAAAAGTCTGGTTCTGTCGTGACGGATTTAATTAAATGGGGGGAACGGGTACCCGTGACATTAACATCATTTTTTTATGGCGATACAGGTAATTTATATCAACGGACTAAGGGGGGAACATGGTCAAATATCCGCACTGTTTCCAACTCACATGGTAATGGATTAGCCTATTTCACAGGTGATGATTATTTATATTACCCAACAGATAACGCAATAGGCAGATATGGCCCTACTCAAAACGCACCCACATTTTCTGATAATTTCTTAAAAGCTCAAGGAGGAGTTCCGACAAATACAAATTCAGTTGCTATGGCTTCCTCCTCAAGCGAATATGTCTCAGCGGCAGATTCTGTCTCTTTATCAATTACGGGTGATTTAACACTTGAAACATATTTCAAATGTAATTCACTCCCAACCGTAGGAAATTCAATGACGCTTCTTGGCAAATGGGATGAATCAGGAGCTACACGGTCATATAAATTAGATTTATTTGGAGTCTCTGGATATTTCGGTGATGGATCAGATGGATCACTGACCATTTCTTCAAATACAACAGAATCACCGATTGACTCAGCATGTACAGGTACATCGGGAACACAATCTTTAGCAGCAACAAACGCTTCATTCGCAGTTGGACAAATAATTCTAATTCATCAATCACAAGGAACAAATGCTGGACAATGGGAAAGAAATACTATCCAGGGGTATAGTGCGGGTACGATAACATTAAATACCCCACTTATCGGAACATATACAACAGGTGCGCAGGTGAGAGTTTTAAAACGATACACCAATGTCACGATTAATTCTGGAGTAACCTACACAGCGAAAGCATGGAATGGGACAACTGGTGGAATATTAGCCTTCTTGGCAAATGGAACAGTAACGGTTACAGGTAGTATTTCAGCAAATGGAACGGATGCCTCTTTAAATAATACTCATGGAGGAACTGGAACCTTTACATTCGCGGGAGCTACAGGATGTGGTTTTTCTGGAGGAGAAAGCGTTAATAGCAACAATATTGCTTCATTACAAGCGTATCAAGGAGAAAGCGCGTCTGGTATAGGAACACAAAACACGTCGTCAAACGGAACGGCAGGAGGAGGGGGATTCCGAAATGGAGGGAACGCGAATGCTTCGGGAGGAGCGGGGGGAAATGGAACAAGTGGAGCAAATGGTACCGGAGATCCACAAGGTGGAAGCTGTACCCCTGGATCAGGAGGCAACACAGGAGGATCAGCAGATTTAACTAATATAATTATGGGAGGCGGAGGAGGCGGAGAAATAAATCAAGCTGACCATACAACCGCCAACGCGGCATCGGGTGCAGGTATTATTCTTATATCTGGGGCTACTATTACTGTAACAGGATCTATCACCGCAAATGGAGGAAATGCATATCAGGCTGAATCATCAGGGGGTGCAGGAGCAGGAGGGTCAATCCTTATGAAAGCGCAAATAGCAACATTTGGTTCAGGACTTATCACCGCAAATGGAGGAGGGACAATCGGAGGATATGCTGGTGGACACTGGGGTGCTCCCGCGGGAGATGGAAGAATAGTGCTTGATTATCTGACTTCTTATACTGGAACGACGACACCTACTCTCAATGCCATTCAGGATTCAACGCTCGTCACAACAACAACCATACAAGCACGTCTCGGTATTTCAAATAATGGCACAGCATTTGAATATTTAACCCAAAATCTCTCTAGCTTAACAACAAGCGTATGGAATCGCTTATCTGTCTCATGGGAAGCTGCAACTGCAACAGCAACATTTTATTTAAATGCTTTTCTTTTAGGTACTTCAACGGGAACCAAAACTGCAATTTCTGATAATACCTCTCTTTTGTATATCGGCGCAAATAAAGGCGCGTCAGTTGTGCAAAATTTCTTTGACGGCTTACAGGATGATATACGTATCTGGTCAAATGTCCAGACTGCTTCACAAATATTCACCAATAATCAATTACAGATCAACCCTGACTCCTCAGGATTACAAGCCTATTATAAAATGAATGGCGATTATACAGATGCGACGGGAAATTCCAATACAGGAACAAATCACTCAACGACGTTCTCAACTGATGTCCCTTTTCCCGCAGCCACTACCAGACTGGATATTGATACACAAAACACCAATACAGGCGATACATATACACTACTTACCTCTATTTCAGAAGGCGCATCGGATATGATGGATTTCACACCAACGCTTGATCCACAAGCGTCAATGGCGTTTTATGTCAATGCAGCTGGGACTGGGAATTGGACACTCACGATTCATAATAAGCAAAACGTGGTAATTGCAACGCAAACGATTGCTGCTGCGGGAGTCCCATCAAGCGGGGCAATTGAATTTGTTTTCGCAACACCCTGGAGAATACTCGCTGGACAGACCTACCACGCACATCTCACTGTTTCAACGGGTACATCAAGTATTGTGACGGGAACAGCAAATAGCATGGCATCGGCTGAGTATACGACTTATTATGGATTTTTAGTAACAGAAACACAATTTCATCCGGCAATTCAATTTACCTATCAACCATTAGGAGGGGTTTTAACTGGGGCTATTATTATCGGCAACGAACGCTATTTGGCAGTCTGGGATGGAGCAAACTACTCGGCAAATTACATCGCATTTCCACCCGCATGGCATGTACGATGTTTCGGGTTCTGGCGTGAATATTTAGCAATCGGTATGTGGCGAGGTGGTGGAATTTCCGACTTTTCACAAGGTCGAATCTATTTCTGGGATGGTGTATCACCAACCTTTAACTTCTTTATAGATATACCTGAAGGGCAAATAAACGCACTCTTTGGAGCTGATACCGATCTATATATTATTGCTGGTTATAGGGGCTATTTACTTGACTATCAAGGGACATTTATGCAGGATACTGGGAATGGACGAGGAATAAAGTTAAAACGTACACCAAAAATTGCCCCCACTGACACGATAGAGGTGTATCCTGGTGCATTTACCATGTGGCGATCCTTACTGCATATCGGGTATGGTGCAAATATGTCCTCATCAACCATTCAACAAGGTGTGTATTCACATGGTACATTTAATCAGTTTTATCCTGACACTATGTCGTATGATTATGTGATCTCAACAGGAAATACCAATTCGAGTGTAACGATTGGATGTGTCTATCCGCTTGGAGATACGTTAATAGTCGGCTGGCGAGATGGTATTGCAACAGGAGCAGATGAAATCAACTTTTCAAATCCGCCTGCTTCCTCAGGGGAGATACAAGTATTAATTCAGGATGATAATGCGATTTGGAAACAGAAAAATAGTTTTCAAGTCCGAGCTGATTTTCTTGCTTTACGAAGCGGTGAAAGTATTGATTGTGAAATTGCAATTGATCGAGGTGCATTTACTCTATCCTCTCCTGATGCAAAGGTTGGAGATGTCTTTACGAAATTAAATATAGCGGGCGGACGTGGATATGAATATCAAATCGGTGCGCACTTATATGCCACTGGCACAACGTCACCCACATTAAAAGGAATCTCATTACGGAAAGATCCACTTCCTGAAGAAGATCAATTTTAACTATGGATAATAAGAATCAAGGACGAAGTAAATTAATCGGCATCACACAAGAAATGATTTTCCCCGGCGTTGTGAAACAACGGCATTTAGTTGCCTCACCAACACAAAAAGGTGATACCTATTATGGCGGAGGGAATTCATTCGTCAATTTACCTATTGGCACGTCCTATCAACTCTTAGCGGTTGTGGAGGGTGTTCCAGCGTGGATTACCTTCCCACAAACAGGAACCAGTAGACCAACCAGTGGCAGATTTACAGGCGATCAATATTTCGATACTGCAAGCTTTATATTGAGTATTTGGACTGGGAGTGTTTGGAAAGCATCTGCTGCATTTACATAGAATCTTTGTGCTATAATATGGTTAACGGACATACCGCCTCGCAAGGGCGGTTTTTTTGTGGGGAAAAATATGAAATTAACTAAATTATATGCACGGTTTGATCAGGCAGGGGATATAAGTACTGCTAATAACTCTATTAATGCAGCGAAAAGTTCAGGAGAAAATGCAATTAATAGCTTTGATCCAACACAAACCGCAGGTGCACAAATTAATACCACGAATCAAAATTTTGGTACAGCGCAAAAAGAGGCACAAGGAACAGGTGATATGTTGACTGCAGCAGTAAAAGCAAATCCGACAGTTACCTCTTTATATAATACCGCAAATAATCAATTCAATGTTCCAGCCCTGCAGACATCAGCAACGCGTTTACAAAATCAAGTAACCAATGCTGTTCCCGATGCGTATCAAGGTGCAAAAGGCTACGATATAGGCAACGCGCAAGTACAAAATGGCATAGCGAATAAAGAGGCATATCTAGTCCCTCAAGCAAATGCTGCAACTGCAAACGCGAATACGGCAGAAGGATTAGCGTCTAATTTTGTCCAAGCAGGGCAACAGCAGAATGAACAAAATTTGATTCCTGCGACGACTGAGGCTGGTATACAAGCACAAAATATAGCAAGCCAAGAAACAGGGTGGAACACTACAATGGCAAATCAATTTAATGCGCTTGTTGCAAAAATGCAAAGTGGCGTGCAATTGTCTTCACAAGAAATGCAGACCGCACAACAATTAGCAGCGACCGAGGAGGCATATAATCAGGCAGTTGTGAGCGCGAATGCACAAGTGAATGTGGCAAATATAGGACAAGAATATAAGCAAGTGGCTCCTAATGATACGGTATTTAATACAACGAATGGAAACACATGGAATCCCATAACGGGGGCGAATGTCCCCCTTACCCAAGCACTTGCCAGTAGTATGACAGGAAAGAGTTAGCTATATTATGGAAACAGATTTACTCGGCCATCCCATACAAAATACCTCTATGAGTGATTCATCTGTAGATAATACGGATTTATTGGGTCATCCCATACAATCATCAAGCATAAACTCTTCTAATCAGTGGGATAATTTTAAACAGAAGGCATCAAATATTGTTGCTATGCGGGGATTGCCCGATGCAGTAACTCATGTATTACTTGCCCAAGCTGCCGATGAATCAGCAAGAGGAAAAGCGGCACCAGGAAATAATTACTTTGGTATTAAAGGATCAGGAGACGCAGGCAGCAATAACCTTGCAACACAAGAATATGGAAATGGTGGATATTATGGAGAGAAATCAAATTTTGGCGCATATAACAGTCCAGAAGATAGTATTAATGCCTATTTGAATCTAATCTTAAGATATAAAGGAGTACCAGAAGCGATTCAAACTGGTAATCCTGACGCGATAATACGAGCGATTGATGCAAATGGATATGCAACAAGTCCAACATATGTCAATACAATTGAAGCACAACCTGAGTTCGGAGGGAATTAATCAGGGCTTGACAACGAATTCCTATACTGTCTCAAGATGAAGATTATGAAATAAAACCAAAAAAATAACACTCTCGTCTGCAAAAACAAAGAGTGTTATTTAACTAACTATTATATGTTATATACTAACACGAATAAATTCATCATGCAAGTTAAGGATTTATCAATTAAGGAAATAATTAAAATTGGAATAACGTTTTTGTTTTTTTTAGCATGTGCATCAATAGGATTGTCATTACCAATCTTGGTAATACATTTTTTAAAATAATATGAACTGGATTAATAATTTTATACAATCAGCAGGAAATGATGTAAATCAAGCAAAAAATGCCGTAGGTGGTTTGGCGAAATCAATGCTTGGAAATGTTGAGAACGAGAAGCTTATCCCCCTGCTCCCTAATTCACCAACCATAGGTCAAGCGGGAAACTATGTTGCTAATACTCCTATATCTATCCCCCTTGCTCCAGGAAGTCCAAGTATGGGAACAATAAATGATTTCATAAAAGGCCAACAAAATCCTGCAAATCCTGCATTTACAAAAAATAATAGTAATGTGACTCCTCTTATGATGGTTGGAGGGATGATAGGTGCTGATATGGGAGGGCTACGAGGAAAAGCATCAGATGTAGATGAAGTTGCACAAGGAGCAAATGATGCAGAAAATAGCACGAAGTTAGTGCATGATACGCGTCTTAAACAGGGAACAGATAATCCAGAAATGGAAAACGCACCATTACCATCAACACAAGAAAACCCAATTCCACAGCCTGTTAAGAATGTGCCTCTACCACCAACACAAGAAACAGTTAATATGGCAAACGCGAAACGCAACATTCAACTTAATGGGAAGCAGGTTAAAACGCAGGATGATATTAATAATGTGAATAATGCATGGAATCAATATGGTGGACAAGGAACAGCCCATGAACAAATACAAAATGTGTTTAGTAAAAATGGGGCTATGGCTAAATTAGGTCAACAAGCAAATGCAGCTATTAACGCTGAGGGTGGGACAACTGCCTCATCTGATGTAGAAAACGCTGTGATG